TGCGCGTTTTGCGCATGTGGAGTTATTGTTGTATTTGGCGTTTGACTACGCCCAGTGTACTTGTTTTGTAGTGGATTGGAGCGTTACGACGCTCTCTTCTACTACACTAACAGTTGCATTGTATATAATCTTTATCATACCCGTTCCCCGGGATAATGGGACCCCCCCTGTCAAGAGGATAGTCATTTCTGACGTAAGACAGACGTATGAAGAATGACAAATTTTTATATAGGTAGCATTGAAGAAATATTCCTCTAATTTCTAATGATATGTTTACCGAACTGATGTGTACCTTCGTTTGAAGGCGCGTCTAGTTCTTGATGAGACCGACCGAGAGGCGGCACTTGAATTTAGATTCACATTTTATGTCACAGTGATGTGGCACAGTTTGGTACAGGTAAGACTGACCTGTCTAGTAATCGGTTATGGATTGATAATCCTGACTTGGTTGCATCGTGATTTAGTTTTTAATCACTTTTCGCCGAAAAGGCGTTTGCACAAAGAGTATTCGGTTCGAGACATGCCCTACTAGCAAGGGACGACGTAATGGTCAAGTGAAACTCGATTTAGACTATCTGTTCCGGTAGTCACGCAGAATTAAGTGCTCTGAGGGGTGGCACCCAATGATGGCACTTTTGCTACTTTGTGTAGACAAATTCTAGGACGTTGTTTTGATTTTTAGTCAATAATTTTATCGCTATGTTTGGGGTTATCCAAGAAACCCTGGTTTTTTACCGTAAGACGATTTATGAGGCTTTACATGACATTCAATGTAAGTGGTTGATCTTCTGATCGATTAACCAAGGAACCATGTTCCTTTTATCTTGAACACAGCATGACATTTATTTATCAGGCTAGCAGATACGGAAATTGTGTTCGGGAGATGCAAGTATGCCAAAGGCTTGCCCCATTTTGTGCCCAAGAGTCGCCACCTATCTGGTTGATGACTTGCTGGATGATCGCTTATTTATGCCTCTTAGGAGGCAACAATTTGGAATTGATTGTTCCTATTGTTTGGGCGATGATTGTTTTTTGGTGCAGCTGCCTTATTGGAGGAGCTGTAACAGCACTGAGGAGGATTTTTCGTATTCAGAGAGCTAAGAAATTTTTAAGGAAATTTCAAGATCTCTCTTGCTCATACCGATTTGATGCTCAGATGGGTGAAATTCCAAATAAGGAAGATCGCCGGAATCTGTATCGGAAAAATCGGAATGCCCGTATCATAGAGCGTACGAAGGTTGTTTCCCGTGGTGGACGGGATAATAGGAAGAGGCATAAACAGAAGCCAAAGGAGAAATTTACTCCGCAGATTGGCTCTATCGCAATTGCCACAGTGTTTTCAAATCTTGCTAACATTAAAGGTATTCCAATTGATGACAAGCTTTTAAGTCGTGTCGAAAATTTGGGTGCTCTATTTGTTGCAGCAAAAGATTGTACTACTGTTTCTGGCTTCCTTGCCACGATTTTTCTGTATCTCAAGACTGAGTATGATAAGTCAGTTGCCAATGTGGTAGCTAGTTATCTATCAGAATTGCTTGGTGCAGAATTTGATTCGCAGACCGGTGAGTTTGGAGTCAAATCTGACAAGGAAAAACCCAGTTGGCTTTTGCTTCTGAAAGACCTCCAGGAGAATTGGTCTCTTGTAATTCGGAATGAGGGATTCTCGAAGATCTCACATGTCCTGAGTCTTTGTTTGGCTCTAGGTTTGTGTGATTCCGCTAATCTTGATTTCCGGATCGGAGGCATAAAGATGTTCTCCATTGGTGCGCTTACCAGACACGCATCAGCTGTTGATTTGATTGATGCAGTATTTGAAACCATCGTGTATTTTGCCGAAGGTGGATACGCTTGTTTCGAAAGAGGATCAATTAAACCGTTGTTGTATGGTAACATGGAGAATGAAGAGTTTGAGGAAGCATATTCTAAGTGTCTTCGTTGTCACGAGTATGCCAAATGTGGTAATCTCGAAAAATATGAAGATATGTCGGAAAATGATTATGAAGCTCTTCTTGCGCAGTGCATCGAGAAGGCACAAATGTTGAAGACCACCTGTAAAGGTGTTGTTGAGAAGAATATTCTTAGCCGAAAGGTTGATGTTCTTCGTCAATGGCAAGCAACATTTCGCCAAACTCGTGTGCAGGGCGGTTTGCGCGAAGCACCATACTCGATCGGAGTTTACGGGGGCACAGCAGTAGGTAAATCAACCATAGCTAACATATTGATGGTAACTACGTTGTTATACAATAACTATTGTGCTTCCGACGATAGAATTGTCACTTTGAATGAAGCAGACAAATTCATGTCGAATTTCCGATCCTATACGAATGGTGTTTTGATTGACGATATTGGTAATACAAAAGCTGATTTCGTCGAGCGTGCTCCCACATCCCTGATGATTCAGCTTGTCAACAATGTTCGCATGTATGCAAACATGGCTGAAGCTGACATGAAGGGTAAGGTTTCAGTGGAACCAAAAGTTGTTATTGGAACCAAGAATGTGAAGGATACATGCGCCACCGTTTATTCCAACGAACCCGCTTCAATTACACGTCGTGATCGCGTTACTTTGACTTGCAGAGTCAAACAAGAGTATGCAGTTCATGGCATGCTAAACGAAGCTAAGGTTCGTGCTGCTTTTCCCAATGGTTCACCTTTGATTCCCGATTTTTGGGATATCACCGTAGAGAAATCTTTTCCTGTACCAAATAAGGTGAAAAGAAAAGCAGCAACTGTTGGATGGGAGGTTGTTCGATTTCAGGGTAGACCTCTCAAGGATATTGGACTGCCAGAATTGATTCGTTGGATCGGACAAGACTCCAAAAAATTCTACGCCGTCCAGAAGGAATTGGTTGCCAAGAGCAACAATCTTGACAAACAAATTCAGCTTTGTCCAAAATGTCGATTTCCTACGCCAGATGTGTGCATATGTACACATGAAGATCATACCTATCTTCATAAGATGGACGATCGGTGTGTTACAGGTTACTGTACGCGTTGTGAGGCCTATCATAAGGAAGAGGAGGAGGATTTTTCCGACGAAGAAGAGGAGGATTCTTCTGATGAAGAAGAGGAGGAAGACTTTTTTGTCGAACAAGTTGGTGAAAGGATCATCGCTGCCATGTTGCCCAGAGCCCGCAAATGGGATAGATGGTGGCGACCACATATCGCATATTGGACCGACGAGATTGAGAAGCAATCAGTTGAGATGCTATTAAGGCGTCTGGATTGGCTTGAAAATTCTCGCTGGGTTTGTTGGACAAATTGGGTTCCAAAAGAGTGGATTGAGAAAGATTGGATGAAAAATATCGTGTGGTTCACTCGTGAGACCAAACTACGCGAACGTATTCGCCGTTCTTATTTCAACCATCTTTTGAGTATTGGATTCTGCATTTACCTTGTTGCATTCATTCACCCCTATCTCGTTTTCACTCTCGTATTCCCTGTGATGGGCATTACGGGGGTTGTTGAATTTGAGAAGAGGAGGATGTATGAGGAAGTTGCAGCGAACAATGAAGCTATGCCTAAAATCTTCAAGATGTATCGTGATAGACATGTCAAGTGGATTACAAGCACTTGTGTAGTCGTAGCAGCATTGTACGCAATTGCACAAGTTTGGAAAGCTTTCAAAGTTACTCCAACACCACAAGGGAATCTCGTTCCAAAAACATCCCAAGATATTGTTGAGCGTGATTCTGAAGTGAATCCGTGGGCTGGCGTTAAGGTGAGTGAAATGCCATGTACAGAGAAATCTAAAACTACTACTCCCGATTGTTTAGAGAAAATGGTTCAGAATAATCTGTGTCATATGGCTATTACCTTGACGGACAACGGTAGAGTGCGCAACTTTGAATGTGATGCATTCTTCCCGAAGTCGAATGTTGCCATCGTTCCACGCCATATGTGGAAAGCTAACGATATTAAGGCAACATTCACTCGCCATGATCCCTCATTGATTGGGGGAAATTTTGAGTGTTTCTTATATCGTAAGTTTAGTATGGACGTTCCCAATACTGATCTGTCGGTGGTATGGGTCCCCAATGGTGGGGATTGGAAGGATTTGACAGAATACTTTCCACTGCAACGTTTTGCTAGTGTTCCAGCTCGCCTTACATACAAAAAGAGAGATGGGTCCTGTATTGGATCCAAATTGATGATGAATGTTGGTGAAATTGTGACACTTGCAGCTGAATTTTTCGGTGCTAAATACGACCTCAAGTTTGAAACTTTTGAGGGTTTGTGTATAGCACCATTGATCACAGAAACCCGTGGACCACTTATCGGTGGTTTCCATTTGGGTGGAAGGAATGGTCAAACTCAGGGTTGTAGTGGTCTTCTACTTAAGACAGAATTTGATGCTGCTTTTGAGGCGTTGCGCCAGGTTCCTGGAGTTGTTCTATCAAAGAGTTCTGGTACTATACCGAAGGAACTTTATGATGTACAATTCTTTGAGAATACATCTGTGCACCCTAAAAGCCCGATCAATTTCCTGCCCGAAGGTACTAATTGTAAGTACTATGGTCAAGTAAAAGGTCGTGCATCTTATTACTCCGATGTGGAGACAACTGTCATATCTAAGCACGTGGAGGACGTATGTGGGATACCTCAGAAATGGGGGGGTCCCAAATTCCGTAGGGGATGGCCTTGGCAAGCATCTTTACAGTATTCAACTAGACCCTCATGTGGAATTGAAGGTTCATTGTTAGAACGTGCTGCTGATGATTATACCAAGGGCCTCCTTAGGGCACTGGATGATATCCCAAGTTTGAAAGTGGATGTCAAACCTTTAACGGAAATGGAAACTGTGTGTGGTATTGATGGTCTTCGATTCATCGATAAAATGCCACCCACAACTTCTATTGGGTATCCGTTGTCTGGTCCAAAGTCTAATTTTATTACACTATTGGACCCGACTGATCATCCTACCCATCAGTGCCCCGCTGTATTGGATCAGCGTTTTTGGGATCATGCTTATGAAATGGAAGAACTCTACCTGAAAGGTGAAAGAGCTTATCCTATTTTTAAAGCATGTTTGAAGGATGAACCCACTAAATTGACTAAGGACAAGGTCAGAGTCTTTCAGGGAGCTCCTGTCGCACTTCAATTGTTAGTGCGCAAGTACTATCTCCCGGTTGCTCGAATATTGTCCATGCTTCCCTTTTCATCAGAATGTGCCGTTGGTGTAAATGCTCAAGGTCCCGAATGGGATCAATTGGCTAAACATGTCATGCGTTTTGGGAAAAATCGTATCTTGGCTGGTGATTACAGCAAGTATGATCTACGCATGCCGGCACAGGTGATGTTTGTGGCATTCCGTGTCATGATGGACATCGCAAAGGAATGTGGCTATTCAGCTCGTGACTTAATTGTCATGGAAGGAATTGCTACAGACATTTGTTATCCATTGATGGCATACAACGGTGATTTGATTCAGCACTATGGTTCCAATCCATCAGGACAGAATCTGACAGTGTATATCAACTCTGTTGTGAATGCTCTTCTTTTCAGGTGTGCATATTATCACATTACTAAGGAACGTGAGAATGTTCCTGAATTTCGTGATGTATGTTCGCTCATTACCTATGGTGATGATGCGAAAAGTTCAGTTCACGAAGACTTCCCGGAATTTAACCACATTGCTGTGGCCAATTTTCTAGAAGAACGTGATATGAAATTTACAATGCCCGATAAGGAGTCAGAACCTACACCGTATATGACGGATGAGGAAGCAGATCTGCTCAAGCGCGCTAACGTGTATAGTGAAGACGTAGGAATGATTATGGGGGCACTCGACGAAGATTCAATCTTTAAGAGTCTCCATGCGGTTCTTAAGTCTAAAGCTCTTACACGTGAACAGCAAGCCATGCAAAACATTGATGGTGCTTTGCGAGAATGGTTTTCTCATGGACGAGAAATCTATGAGAAGCGGCATGAGCAGATGAAAGAAGTCGCTGAACGTGCTGGTATCACCCATGGTTGCACTGTTATTCATGAATCTTATGATGACAGATTGCAAAAATGGAAGGAAAAGTACGCTTAGTTGGCTACGTCGTGGGCAGACGTTAAATGCATCCCTCTGGGCGTAACCTACCATGTCTAATTACACCAAAAGGAGGCTCCCTGTATTGGATACCGAACTGTTTTCAAATAGTTCGATCAATGAATACAGTTCAGGCTTGCAGGGAGAAGCACTTTCCTCGTAAAGTACCCCTATTTAGGGGTGTGTTCGCTACACACAAGATCGACAGCCACCGTATGGAATGAGTCACCCATATGTGTGTGTAAAAGGACTTGCTAACACAAAAACAAAAGAGGACATATTCGGAGTTAAAGTACAAGCGTTGTCAGATAGCTCCGAACAACAAAATGTAAAATTCTCTGACAACCAATCTCAATTTGCGTACCAGGTAGAAAGTCAGCCAGATGCTACTTTCAGTACAGCAGATACAGGGGATGCCACATTGGAGAACTTCTTTAAACGACCTATTAAGATCCAGACCTATACTTGGTCTCAATCTATTGGATTGTTTGAAACGTTCAACCCGTGGCAGGATTATTTCGAAAATCCACGTGTTATCAATAGGATTTCAAATTTCTATCTCTTGAGATGCAAATTGTGTATAAAGATATTGATCAATGGAACACCATTTCATTATGGTCGTGCTATTGCATCTTACACACCTTTGCATAACTTGGATGATCTCACGCGTAATAGGGAATTTTTCCTACAAGATATCATTGCCGCTTCTCAGCGTCCACACATTTATGTGGATCCAACGCGTAGCCAAGGTGGAGAGCTATGTTTACCATTTGTATGGTATAATAATGCTCTTCGTATACCTCAACAAGATTGGAGAGAAATGGGACAAATGAATATTCGCGAAATGAATCCTTTAAAACACGCTAATGACGCTCAAGATCCACTGACAGTTTCAGTGTTTGCTTGGGCTGAGGATGTAGTGTTATCAATCCCCACATCAGGAGAACCTGGTGCTCTATCACCCCAAATGGGTGTCATTGATGAGTATCGGGAAGCTCCTATTTCAAAGCCTGCCTCGATTTTGTCGAAGGTAGCTGGAGGTATGGAAAGAATACCTTCAATTGCTCCTTATGCTCGTGCAACTCAAATGGCAATGTCTGCTGTCGCAGATATTGCCAAGAATTTTGGGTATTCACGACCAACGGAGCTTGCATCCATTGTACCATACAAACCAACTTTGGTTGGTAATATTGCAAACACAAATGTTCATGATACATCTGTCAAGCTAACAATGGATTGCAAACAAGAAACCACAATAGATTCACGTGTTATGGGTCTGGCTGGAAAGGATGAACTAGCCATAAGATCTATAGCGTGTAGGGAGTCATATCTCACCACGTTTCCGTGGGAAGTGACTGCTACAACAGAACAACTATTGTGGAATTCCTACATCAATCCCATGACATGGGATACTGTAGGTCTCGCCCCCCGTGAGGAGATTCATTTACCAGCATGTGCGTTTGCGGCTTTGCCATTTGATGCATGGCGTGGTACAATGAATTATAGATTTCAAGTCGTGGCATCCTCTTTTCATAAGGGGAGACTTAAAATCACCTATGATCCGTATTATCAACAATCGAATGAATACAACGTGTGTTACACACACGTTATTGATATTGCAAATGAACGTGATTTTACGGTATCCATGGGATGGGGGCAAGGTAAGAGCATGTTAAATGTCGAAACTCCATCAGGAACGACCACATTGTTCGACACCACTACACTCTCACCGGACACATTGAACAAACATAATGGAGTTATATCTGTTTATGTTGTGAACGAACTAGCTGTTCCCAACACAACAGTGAACAACGACATCGAGATTAATGTTTTTGTGTCTGCAGGAGATGATATTGAGTTTTTCGATCCGTCTGCAGATACTCTGAGGAATGTAACGTTTTTCCCCCCTGAGGATCCTGCATCCATTCCACCTGATCAAGCCCTCAATGAAGATCCGAACCCGGATATTCTTCAGCCTCAAATAGGAGAGGTAGACGATCATTCACCACAAGAATCATCTCCAATGAAATTGGATTACATAGATGACATGGCAGCTTCAATATCACCTAGTGATATGACTGATATGGTATACTATGGAGATCCGATATCATCCTTCCGTCAATGTCTCAAGCGTTATAATTACCATAGATTTAGACCTAAACTTCAAACTGGTACATCTTTGGTAAATTTACGTATGAACGATTTCCCCGATTATCGTGGCTTTGCTCCAGATGCCATAGATCCTTTGACGTTGTATGTTGGAAATTTCAATTTCTCTAAAACAACGTTATTGAACTACCTAACTCCAGCTTTTACTTGCAGGAGAGGGGGAATTCGATGGAAGTATGTTAGGGAAGGAGATACCGAAGATTCAGCTGGTCGATTATTTCAGGTCAATCGCATTGCTGATTCTACGGGTTATTTACAAGCTGAAGAGCCTGTGGTAGCCCAAACTTCGGGTAGGGTTGCATCAGCAGCCCAAATGTCTAGATTCATGCCTCATACTTGGGACGGAGCTAATGCAGTTACTAAACTGCAAAATCCAGTACAAGAGGTTGAATTGCCATGGTATACAAACATCCGTTTCTTCCCTGCAAAACGAACGGATAACACAACCGCACCCTTCGCCAATTTTCACACGGTAACGTCAATTATGACGTCCGCCAGTGATGGGTCAGCGAAAGCGGGATGGCACGCATATTGTTCCGTGGCCGAGGATTTCAATTTGGCATTCTTTACAGGATGCCCTGTGGTCTATTTACTAGACACAGCTCTTGAACCAACGCCCGTGTAACAACAGAAGTCGGTGGTCGACTTCGCCCCTAGCGTAGACAAAAAAGGGGTGGTCAACATAAAGTAGAAATATGATGGCCACAAATGGCCACAATTTTTACGATGTGTTGATCTAGGTTTTCGTAAGTTTGAAAACCTTCAGGCAGAGGCCAAGTACTACTCTGCCTGCACATGGATCACTTGTG